GTTTGGCTTTGCGAACCTTGCGGTAGACTCCGACCCCTGCTGCTGCCATCGGTAATCCAATTGCAGTCAAGACCAGTTCTACCCCACCTGACTCAATCGCTGAGTTCAGCAGTTCCATGAATTCCATCAGTAACTCCAGCAAGCAAATTTGTCTCTCGTATCAATATGGATAAACCTCTGATTCCATTCAGTTTTCGGAGACTGGCACACCCCAATCCCTTTGAATCCGTGTTTGATCGCTAGAGCGATAAACGGAACAACATCCTCACCAGCAATTAGACAGTCGAATGCCTGCCCACCATTTCCGTTTTTCCCGTGATGGTATCCTGGCCCATTTGGTTTTGTGCGTTCTCTGGGATGATGAGCTGCACGGTATGCAGAAGACAGTTTGATGGGCTTGCCCCACTCGTCCCGCAGTGCCTGCAGTCTGTTAAGCGCATCTTCCTGAAGCTCACACTCCCCTGAAAAACTACACTGCAGTTCCTCACGACTGAAATTTTTTGATTCACTGACCGACATCACATCTCCTTGGTAACGCCACCGCAGACTTGGGCAAAATATAGAGATCGTTCTTCTCGTTCTGCATCACTAAGGGCCAGCAACTGATCATGAGTATAGTTCTCTCGGAATTTATCGATGACACAACTGCATCCTTGACTAGCCATTGAGAAAGCAAAGTTCCACGGCATTCCCTGTCTCTCGTAATTCGGGATCATTCTGCTCGTACAGTTTCCTGTCCACATAAACAGATAATGAGTTTTGTATTGCAACTCGGTAGCAGAGATCGTAGTAGCAAGCAGTAACAGGGGGAGCAGGAGCTTCACCTTCTTTCCCCGTGTTCAATGGTCTGCTTCAGTTCCGAGATCGCTACCGTCATCTCTTTTAGTGTCGTATTTACTCCTGTCATAATCTGGATCAACTGATTGTGCGAACTGGACATTAAATTTCGCAAAGCCTCATCGTTTACACTGTCCTTGTCGTAAAGAATTTTTCGTTCTTCTCGATGTTGATCAGAGATGTACCGGACGTACCAGCCAGCACCGATTAGAGCGATGAATAAACCACCCAGGTTCGATAACTCTTTAATCAATTCTATATTCATCGTTTTACTCGTTTTGCTTCATCTGGCATATGCTCGGCCTTTTAATGTTCTAAAGAAAGTGGAGACTGACTAATTTTCACCATTTCGTTACGAAAAGATTCGACTGCCGCACCTGTCTGTCGTGACTGAGCAGAATTTTCAATCATTAAAATCGGCAACCAAGAAATAGCACAATCGTATCGGTTAATGGGTTCACCCGTGTTTGGGTTTTTCCCTTGGATTTGAATAAAGAACCGACACTTGTGTTCTTTGCATTCCTTTTTGATGAGTGGACAAAAATCATTCATTTTCAGCAACAATCTCAGCCTCACGGGTCGTTTTCATGTTCAAAATGTCGGTCAGCGAAATCGATAGATGATTTTGTATTTCTGACTCATTCGTTACATCAATTTGGACAGTGCCGTTTTGGAATTCAATTTTCCCAGACAGAAGATCATCGTCAAAAACTAAAGTTGAAAAATTATTAGGCAAATTAGATACGTTGACTCCACTTACACCTGGCTCACCATTCAGGGAAATAAACCCGTCACAACTTAAAAAATATTTCATTTTAATCCTTAGTCGCAATGATTACATCTACATAGGAAACATCTAAATTTATGGACCCATGACCATGTGCGTCAGCACCTCCCGAATTGCCTGGATCGGCATAAGTTTGTTTATTGGAACCAGTAAAACTTACCACTGTGCTACCGTCATATTCGTAAATCGTTGCATCATACGATAATGTACCATTAAGCGTTGGCTGATTAACAGGTCCAGATGCACCACTTCCACCACGAATTTTCAGAGCGTGATAGTGATTTAAACTGGGTAATTCTGAAGTGGTTAGAGTGTGTGTTGGGACGGTTTGTGACGCAAATGCTGTTTCAAAAGCCACCGTTCCACCAGACCCAACGGTTCCTGATACAACTCGCAACGCAACATCATTACTCCCCGTGTCCTTAGTCCATCCAGTAGGCGCAGCAGTTTGCTGAAACAGCATTTTTGTGCCGGAAGGAAATCCTTGATTGGTCACTCCATTGATTGTTAATGACTGAAAGGATGCAGTGTCTGATGAGCCTAGACCCAGATTTGTCCGGTTGGTCGCACTATTTACATTTGATAGTGTGATTGTCCCAGATGACTCGGTCGCCATCGTGGTGCTGTTAAGTTGAATCTCTCCTGCCATATTATTCCCTTATCTTTAAGAGTCCTGACACATTAGCTGTGCCTAACTGGTTATACAACCCATCGAAGATTAGCATTTTACCCTGTATAGTTTGGGTTCCAGAAAATGAAACAGGTCCAACATAGTAACGATTTGCATTACTAGGGACGGTGAAAGACGTAGTTACTAAATTCGGATGCTCAACAGCATTGTCGATAGATGTTGAGTTTAGTTCACCAGTGACATTGATCGTTCCGGTAGTGTTGAGTGGCCCGTCGAAGACCAGCATTTTGCCTTCAACGGCAATAGCACCACTAAACGTAATCGGTGCTAAATAAAAGCGATGGTCACTGGCTGAAACCGTGAAACTGTCGGTTACTGAATTTGGATGTTCAAAAGCATTGGCGACTCCTGCGGTAAATACCTGAGACTGCGTGACCCACTCTACGTCAGTGCCACCGGAATTCAGTGCTAAGACCTTTGATCCATTTCCAGAATAACTCGGTAACAGGTTCGACCTAGCACCTGCTTCGGTACTTGCTCCTGTGCCTCCATCTGCCACTGTGATATCAGTGATGCCTGTGATCGAGCCACCCGTGATACTGACAGAATCAGATGCCTGAGTTGCTAGCGATCCTAATCCTAAAGTGGTGCGCTGTGCTGCAGCATCAGCATCATCCAACAATGCTCGTCCAGCAGCCGTGAACGTTGACACTGCGTAAGTGTCCGCTGCAGTCGTGTAGATCATTTTGTCTGCGGCAGTCGTGAGTCCTGCGATGCTGGTCAACCCAGCATCAGAGGTTTGATAACTGCCCAAGTCAGAAATCTGGGATTCCGTAATGGAGAGGGTACTTGTTGCAATGTATTCGATGTCTGTCGCACCAGAGTTCACTGCAACCAGCTTAGATCCGTTCGTTGCCAGTGTGGGCAACAGTGCCACCCTGGCGGTTACTGCAGTCGTCTGCCCAGTCCCACCGTTGGCAATCGCCAGAGTTCCTGAGACGTTGGTCAGATCATTTGATTCTGCTGTGAGATAGCCTGCATCGTTTGACCACTGAGAAATGTTCCCAGACTTGTTGGTGAGGGTATCTGTACTGCTGGCTGAGATGTACGACCCCAGATCGCTGATCTGCGATTCTGTGATCGTGGACTGAGTCGCTAAAGATCCCAAACCCAGATGAGTAGAGAGGGTGGTTGAATTGATTCCAAGTGCAATCGTTCCAGACGTGGTCACGGGAGACCCAGAATCTATCTCAATCCCATCTGATCCAGTGACTGCAACACTGGTGACCGTCCCTCCAGTGCTGAGTGTTTTATACTCCAAAGCCGTCCCACCAGAGTTGACCCCCAGTACCTGATTCGCAGTTCCAAGTGCTGCCAGTCCAGTTCCCCCAGATCCAACGGGAAGAGTCCCTGTCACGTCTGCAGTTAAATCCACATCCCCAACGGTGATCGCCTGACCGGAAATAGTCAGATAGTCGTTCCCCGTCAGAGTTACATGTACGACTGAATCTTCAATTGTCTTGAGGGTAGAATCTGCCAGGGTCCAGTTGGCATTTAATTGGCTTCCCCACTGATCCGTGTCTCCACCTACTTCTGGGAGAGAAAAACTGTAGTTGGTCGTTGAGGTTGCCATTATCCACACCCTGAGACATCTGGGGTTGCCGGAACAACCTCAATCACTTTGTATGCTATGTAAGCATTATTTCCTGTGTCCGCAACAATCGTCCCGTCTGGTTGATTGGACGTGTTTGAACTCGGCAACCAGTAGTCTCCGTAGTAGTTCCCCCACGACGAAGTATTTCGCAACCGAAAAAATCCAGATGACGCACCAAATTGTCCCACGTTATTAACTATTATGGGATTAATTTCTGTTGCAATCAAATACTGATTATAAACATCATTGATCGTGTAGGTTAAATTTGCGAAATTCGATGAATTATCAATTTGGTAAATGGTGTCCAAGGAAAATGGAGAGACAACCCCAGGTTGTTCAATGCGCACATAAATAAAGCCAGTGCTGACTGTTCGGTAAGTGATAGCAGAGGGATTGGTTACGGCAGCACTATAAATGTTCGCTTTGCAGACATCGACCTCACTTGCGGCAATGTCCAGATCGACTTGGTCGAGGATGTCGTTAATATCGTCGAGTTTGCCATCCAGAAAATTAACAAAACTTGTGATGTCAGAACCTGCAAAAAATGATTCGATCTCACTGGCAGATTCTGGAGGTGAGAGTCCCAGGGCTGTTAATTCTGCATTGTAGCTGGGCCACGAGGAAAGTGTGGTGTAGTTCCCCGAATACGGATCTGGCAAAATCCCTGAGATGTTGCTGTTCACCTCTGCGATGTCTGAATTGATCTGGGCCAAAGTCGAACTATCCCCCACCCCTGCAGCATTCACCCGGTCACTGATTGCCTTCAGTTTATTCTCCAACCCCTGGAAATAATCATTGATGATTTGACCATAGGTTGAATTATCGGAATTAAGCGTGGGTAATTGCAGGTCTGTGTAAATGGATGAGCTAAACGGCATCAGTTAGTTTGGGCATAGGTAAGCGCAGACTGTGCTGTTGACAGTGCAGATGCTGCATTGGTTTTTGCGGTCCTGGCATCATCTGCCACAGATCCGGTTGTTCCGACTGCTCCAACCGTGGTTTCTAAAGTGGAGACCCGACTTGTTAAATTCGTTAAAGTTGTATTGACCAGTTTGTCCGCAACGGATTCTGCAGTTTCTGAATTGGTTTTTGCAGTGCTGGCATTCGTTGCTGCTTGGGCAAGATTGTATGCGAGAGAGGGAGTGACCGAGTCAGAGACATCTCCCAGAGTAGTGTCCACATCGTATGTCTTTTGCTCAAGTACCGTGAAGGCATCATTCAGCACAGACCCCCAGGTGTTTTTGTCTCCTCCAACGGTGGGGAGTGTGATGCTGTAATTGGTTGTTGTGGGCATAGTCTAAACCTGTGTAAACACGGTCCAAGATTCAGTAGTTGTGTCGGATCTTTTTATCCAAGTTTCTGCAGTGCTATCGGGTTGGGTAGTCCAAGACTCTACGGTGGCATCCGTTCCTGCTGTCCACGATTCGGCAGTCAAATCGGATTGTTTTGCCCAATCCCCCAGTGCTCCCTCTGGTTGGTTCGCATAGGTTGCCCCTCTGACAAAGGGACCGATCCCAAAGTTCCCTAGACCAAACCTCAAAAAACTCATGACATGGCCTCAAAATTGAGACTGTGTCTGCTGCCCTTTACCCTCCGTCTGTCATCACTGGCTTGGATCTCTGCCACGGCACGTTCTGCCTGCTGCGACCAGATCGCAATCCTCTCATCCTCTCCAAGATACGGTGCTGCTTGGAGCAACGAATAATAAAGATAGGCATCGGGGTGACTGGTTGAGACCCAGTTGCTGGTGTTTGAGGTGCTTAGTGCTGGCACCTTCGCATAGTAAAGAAGTTCGTAGGTGATGCTCTCGGCAGGGGTGGGGATGATCCGCAAGGATTGCCCATACACAAAATATCTGGGATAGGCATCGGCAAGAGAAGCAAGGAAATTGGTGTCCGTATATTCGTTGATGTTGTGAGCTGCAATTTCCACCAGATCCCTCTCTTTTGGGGAGGTCATGCGGATGTGCCGCATTTCAAGGAAATCATCAGGCATGGAGAGGTACTGATCTGAACTGCTGACGGTGGCACGGGTGTACTGATTGGTTGTCCTGAGCTGTCGGTTCAACCTGGCTTCCGCCAAGGTGATAAAGGTTGGAATGACTGAGGTCAGATCCGTGCGGTTCAACCAGTCTGCGATGTTGGATTTCAGTTCATCGAAAGTCATAGATGTCCCTCCCAGACTCGGAATGGACGATTGGCATAGTCATTCAACCATGCTCTGAATTTCTTCTTGTCCCTGGTAATTCCCTGCTGTGCGAGTTGGTCGTAGAGAACCCGTGGGATCTCGGCAACTCGTTTCCATCCGCTTTGTTTGTTTGCAAACGGATCAAGGTGCTGGTTGTCACGCAAGGTTTTCGTCAACTTCAATGTAGGTTCCAGATCCTGCGTGACCTTGTGGTGAATCTGCAAAGATCGAGAGTCTGTCTCATCCACATAGAACTCACTGAGTACATGACCTGTGTGATCTAAAATTTGCTTCGTCAACATTCTCTCAATCTCTCAGATTTAGTGATTAGGAAGTGGTGAGGTCGAAAATCCCACCGTGTGCCGCTTCCTGCGTCATCTCCAGACCCATCTCGACGACCAGGTACTTGGTCTCCGCATCACTGGTCTTTCCGAGGGTACTTACCTGGAAATTTCTCAAGTAGGAAACCTTCGCAAATTCGGGCGATATGAGAAATGCGTCCCGCTCACGCTGGAAGCGATTTGGCATCACCTGAAGATCCCCAAAGTCTGTAGCAAATCCTTTAATTTCAGTTAGTTACGCTACAACTAACCCGTCACTCGTTGGTGACTGCTACCTGTTCCCAGGCAGAGAAGACTATATCATCATCCCGTAGGATGCCCTGCACTTCGGATCGCTTGATCCTACTCTCTTTCGAGATAGTCGTTGAACCTTCCCTTTCGGGCTTGGCTGCTGATTGTCCGGTCTGGACTTCCCAGCAATTCACAGGGTTTTTCATTAACCAGTTACCTGATTAAGCCGCACATTTTACGGTTACGTTGCTACCAGCCGTATTGGAATCAATCATCTCACGGGCGATAGATCGTCCGGTCAATGTACTGACAACCGTTTTGTTAAATGGGCCGACCATCAAGCGATCTGGCTCGCCACCCTCGGTATAACAGGACTGCATCACGGTGTTGATCAAGGTTGCAGTCAGTGCTCGTTGTGCCGAGGAATCGGTTCGGGCAGTTGAACCCACGGTCACCGGATCTGCACCGGACGTAGCATCGAAACTGGTGTTGGTATCCAACCAGGCACCAATCATGGCGGAGGTTCGCGCAGTCGTTGAGTTACCTGTGGCCTTGGCCTGGTTGCTCAACAGTGCCGCTTCGACACTGCGCTTGAGTTCCTTCGTCCGTCTTGCCATCTGATGGGCCATTTGGCTGGTCTTGCCGTACAGCTTGATCGCAGCCTGGGTCCCTGTCACAGCTACTGCCCTCGACATGATCTGACATACGTTGCTGTTGCGGGTGGTCAGTGAGGCTGCTGCCGCACTGATGGCATCCCCTTCCAGGTCTGTGGTTGTGCTGGTTGCACTGAGTTCTTCTGTGATCCACTCGAAGACAGTGTTGGACACATTTCTGGTTCCTACACTGTTTACGAATGGGGTCTCAGTGGGAGAGATATTATAAACAATCTCTTTAATATCAATTACATCCTCTTCCGTGCCTGACGTTTTAATGTCGTAGGACGTAGAGGCATTCGTGAGAAGTGCCATTGTGACTTACTCCAATAATCTAGATTACCCATATTGGGCAAAAAAATTTGCAGGTTCAACGCAATAGTGCGTCGAATACTGCCACTGCGTCTTGATTGCGCCCAGACTTCTGAAGTCTCTGCATTGATTTTTTCAATCGTGATGCACCTTCATCGGTTGGGGTAAAATTGCGGCCCATCTTCGGTGCTGTTTTCACAGTCGATTCAGGACTCTTCTTCAACTGTTGCTTGGCCTGCGAGGTAGTCTTGTTCGCTTGCCAGGCTGAGTACAAAATTGCGACAAGGCGGGAGTCGTAGGCTTGGCTCAAATCAGAATCGGTCAACCCAAATTTCTCTTGAGCAAACTTGCGGATCTCGGCCTTCTCGGTCTTTGCGGTCTCTTTATCGGTCCATGCTGGAATCAACTCCAACAGGTTTTGTCGTTCGGTTTCAAGATGTTGGGCAAACTGCTGTTGTTGCAGGTTCTGCTGTTCACTCTGGAGGTACTGCATCTGTTGAGCACGTTCCTGTCGTGCCAACTGTCGGTCCCGTGCTGCATCCTTTTCTAAAACAAACTGGACAGGGTCCTCATGTCGCAGACGTTCCCAGGCTTGCGGATCACTAGTCCAAGCAGGTTCTGGAATATCCGGTTGCTGCTGGATCTGTTGGGCAAACTGATTGAGGTACTGAACTCTCTGTGCGTAATCTTGCTGCAGTGCCTCGGCCTCTTTTCTCTGCTGTGCGAGTTGCTGGGTTTTGCGTGTATAATCAGACTGCCGTGAATACCCTTTCTGCAGCTCATCGAGGGAGACCTCGACCTCCTCTCCGTCGATGATCACCTTGTAGAGTTCTGGTGCTGCCTCTACTTCTTCTTCGGTTTCTTCTTCTTCGTCTTGTACATCGTCTTCGTACTCGTCAGTGGGTTCGTCAACTTCTTCGGTCTGCGGGTTGGGTCGAGTGCCAAGTAAATCATCAAATTTATCTGCCACAATCATATCGGGAGTTTGAGGTGTTCCATCTGTCTCTGCTGGGACATTGACGGAGTCTGCGTACTCGGACATTCTTACTCATCTCCTTTAGAGGTTTGTTTCTTGCGACGGATTGACCGTTGCACCTGGGCATTCAACTCGTTTTGCAGGTTGGTTGCGGCATGATACGCATACCAGCAGTGCTCTCGATCTTCGGCAGTCTTACCGGAAATCCATTGCTGGACTAGGCTGGACTTCAGGTCATCGAATGCCTGCCTTACGGCATCTTCCTGCAGGATCTTCTTGGCAGCATCACCGACACGGATGATTGGATCTGTCATCACTTCCTTTGTTGTTTGATACACCTGCCCAGTTTTGCACAGACCTTCGGTGCTGGACACGTTGGACAGGGTTTGAATTTCATTGGGTTGGGCATGGGTTAATCCAGTAGAGATTCAGGTTCATCACTGTACAGACTCTGCAGTGCTGCAAGTCCAGCCAGTGGAATGGCAAGGAACTGTCCTTTGCCTCGGATCAATTGTTTGAGAAGTTTGCCTGGGGACATCCCCTGCTTTTCTGCAGACTCTCTGAGCATTCGGTCATAGGTTGCCAAGAAAGGTTCTGGGACTGAGGTCAACCCCGTTTCCTTTCCACCTCCTAACCATGCTGCAGCTTGGTACTGTGCTGGAGCAATCCCCATCCGTCTTGCTTCGATGACCTGGGGTTGTTCAAGGATTGTGTAGGCAGTCGCATCTGCGGGGAGGACTCTTGCGTCATCGGGACTGACATACCGACCAATATTTTCAAAATAGTCATCAGGGAGACCGGAACTGACTGCGACCTTTTTGTCTAAAGCAACCAGTTTCTTTTTCTTCCCCTCTCCTTCATAAATCTTTTCCTGCCCTCGGCCCATCCCCTTGTATTCATCAGGAAGACTTTCTCCAGGTTTTAAACGAATCTTCATCGTTTGCTCGACTACCGGATTCTTCCCAGTAAAGAGTCGGACATTGTGGACATCTGCAGTCACAGGTTCGTAGTTCCCCAGCAGGTTCTGGGAATAGGACAGCATCTTCTGTGGGTCATTCGGACCAAGTTGATCATAAAGAATCTTGGGCGCAGCACTCATATGTGCTTGATGTGCCAGATGCCCTGGTGCGCCCAGTTTCTTCAGCTCATCACTGGTAATGTTGAAGGCAGTCTCTGGGTCATCAAGGAAACGGTTGTAGAAGTACTGACCTCGTTTGATCTGTGGGGCAACTCCTGAACGTGCAGACATTGCTGCACTGGTTTGAATGTACTGCCGGAATCGTTCTTCCCCCAGTTCTGGACCCAACTCATCAATGAATGCTTTTCTCAGTGGATTCATGTTGAACCACTCCATACCACCCAAACGAAGACCTTCCTCCACTCCCCGATTCATTCGGTTCATGGTTTCTCTGGTCACATATGGTTCAAATCGTTTCTTGGCAGCAGGGGTTGGATCTCGTCGAGGCAATGCCTTCTGTTCTACGTCAGGGACCTCCGACAAGTTACTCAGATCCAGATAGGTATCTTTTGGTGGAGTGTACTTGCTCTTGACTGCCTTGGTCCCTGCTTTCTTGCGAACACTTGGGGCCACATATCCTGCTTTGACAGCATTGATCCGATCCTGTGCAGCATAGGCCGCATCACGGTTCAAATCTGCAGCTTCCACTTCTGAGGGCAGAAACGGATCTCCCAGTAATGCAGTGGGACGTATTGGAGCAACCAGACCCAGATAGTCCAGCAGTTCCATGTCATCCAGCAGTCCAGGTTGCTCCTGAATCGCTAGGGTGCTTCCTCGGCTTCCGTATCGTCTCATATCGGCATCTGTCCTTGAGGTGGTTGCTGCTGAAACTGTTGCTCATACAACTGTTGTTGTCGCACCTGGTCCACTCGTTCCAGTTCTCGGTTTCTCGTCAGAGCATCGAGGAGGGGGGAGGCATCAATCGGTTGCTGGTACTTGAAAGAGAGTTCCTTCAACTTGATGAAGAGTTCCGCTTCCATCTCGTCCCTCTTCCTGTCGTCCTCTCGTTTCATCTCCTCGGCACGTTGGGCCACCTCGATCTGCTTCCTAGAAATTTCAGCCTGAGCCAGCATCTCTTCCGGTGAGGGTTTTGGAGGTTCGTTCTGTTGCTGCATCACTTGCTGCATTTGTTGTTGCAGAAGTGCCTGCATTTGCTGTGGTGGTCTGAGGTATGATCCTGCCTCTGCACCTAATCCTTGATCTGCAAAGAGACGTTGCAAAGTCTGGTAATACTGTTCTGGTCCCACAATTGGATTCATCGGTCCGTACTGGGCGATCAACATCTCCTGTTTCTCCAAGAGTCCCAGCAGTGCCTGTCTGCGTTCCTCCTCACTGCCTCGTCCGAGTGGGAGGGTGATCAGGACATCGTAGTCTGCAAAACTCTGCGGATCGACCTGGACAAATTCTCCCCGCAGTCTCATCACGGTGGGTTGGTCCATGTGCAGAAGTGTGAGCTGCAGCAGTCTCTTGTACAACGGTTTGAATCCAGACTCGGCAATGTTTCGGGCGATCAACTCCAGTCTTGCCTGGGCTGCCTTTTGGGTCGCAGATACCGCGATTGCAGTGGTTGATTGGAGATGTTCAGAATCGAGTCCCTGACTGGCCTTGCTGATGCCTGTGCGGGTTTCCTTGACTTGATCCAAATACTGCAACAAAGGGAATGCAGCAGCACCCACGAAAGGCATTTCCAGCATTTGGATTGCTCCAGCCTGCCGCATCGGGATCAGTGCTCCGACCTCGTCATTGGCGAGGTCTTCCCAGTCCACAGCAGACTCCAGGTAGGAAATGCGGGGCCTGGTGCTGAGAGAGAGGCTGTCGAGCATGTTTCTCATCACTGCCGATTTGATCCGTTGGATGTCTGCGAGTTCATCGTAGAGAGACATGCCTCGCCAGGTGTGCTGTAAGGGATCTTTTCTGATGAGGAGGAAAGGATGAGAATCAACAGGTTCGTTCATCAGAATTTCATGGGCGTTGCCAATCGTGCAGATCCTCCGCAGTTCCGGCACTCCATCTCCATCGGCATCAACTCTGACGAAACTCTCAACGTATTGGACTAATCGATTGCTAGGGTCACTGTCGGTGTCGTCCTCTTCTCGCCAGTTCGGGTGTCTCAGATTCCATTCTTCGTTACTGCGGAAGTCATCCTCGTATCCTTTGTACTCGATGATCTGTTCATAGGGGTAACCCAACTCAACGAGATCTCCGACTCTCAGCAACTGTCGATGGGCCACAATCTTGGCATCATCCAAGGAGGTTGCCGTTCGGTTGATCAAAAATTCTTCTGGTGGAAGACACTCCAAACGAATCTTGCCCTTTGGAATCCGTCTGGTCAGCACAACGTTGTACAACCCTGGAGTATCTTCCAACTCTTCTGATTGCGTGACCTCATACCCCTCTTGCACAAACAGACCGATCTGCAGCTCGTCCAACCCCTGCAGTTCTCGCGTTTGAATGTCGTACTGCGTCTCGTGCCAGCACTTGATGATGCCCTCGCCTTTGATCAAACAATCCTTGATGGCATCGGCAAAGACACTGTACGCATTGCTCTGTTCCAGATACCAGCTCACCAGTTCTGTGGCCTGTGCTGCACCTGCGACATCCTCTGGACCCCGTGGAATGAACTCACAGGATTTGTCATGAGAGAAGAAGACCCGCATCAAAGAGGGGAGCATCGAGTGTACGGCATCATGGACTTCCCGACTGACTACCTGAGACCTGCCATCTTCCTCTGCAGGGGAGTCTCCACTGTCACTGAAGGGAGCACCAAGGTAATATCTGAATGCAGAGGCACGGACGGGACTGACCTCGTCGTCAATATGGTCCACGGAGTCCTGAATGGTTCCTGCAATCCAGGCTTTAAGGTCTTCTGCAGTCATTGGAGTGGGGGATTCAGCCATTTATTTCTTCTTCTTGTATTTCTTGGCACCTGCTGCCGCAATTTTGAAGGTCTTCGCACTGGGTCGTCCCTTCTCACCTGGTTTCTTCATTCTTTCGCCTGACCCTGCAGCAATGCGTTTGCGTTTCTTGCGGATGTTGTCAAAAAGATTGGGTTTGCTCATCTCAACAGTCCCATTGCTTGCGTGACCAGTAATTTGCTTTGAGTTTGGATGTGGACTTGATGCCCCCTGAACGGGCACAGTAGGATTTTTTGCGGGAAGGCTGGTCCTTCTTGATCGTCAGACCCCCTTTGACATCACCGAAACGTACAAGACGCACGGTGTCCCCCTCCTTTGCCAGCACCTCAAACTTCTTCTTTCCGTCTGTGGCACGACGAGGTTTGTTGTAACCAGAGAAGGTCTTCCCACGGTAAGTAATTGCCATCAGAGTAACCCCTTGAAAATCTTTTCCAGCACCGGAACACTCATGGAGTTGCCCAGCATCATGTACCTGCGGGTGTCCGAGGGTCCTGCCGTGTAGTCGTCCGGCAGTCCAAACAATCTCTCTACCTCGGTTGGGGTGAATCGCCTCATGCTCCCGTCTTCCATCCGCACTGCGTTGTAGGGGACCCCCTTGTACATCACTCTGGGAACGGTTCGTGCTGTCGGACGGGATACGTCATAGCCATGCCGCTCAAAGTGAGTTCTGCCGGATTTCCCTGCAGGTCGGTTCATGTAGTCCACTGCCCGATCACTCAACTGATATTTTTCTGGGACCTCTGCATCGAGCAGGTCTCGGAATGGGGGGATGCTCTCAGGACGGGAGGGGTCAATCGGCATGTTTGTGAAGAACATGCGGGGTCTGGACATTGAGGAGACTTCCTTTGCATCCAGTATGATGGGTTCAGCTTCCAGGGCATCTCGGATGATCTTTACATCATCAGACTGCATGGAACCCTTGGGGATCACATTCTCAAAGACAAAATTTCTGGGCTGGACTTCGTCCTTCAGTCGCTTGTATTCCCAGAACAGAGAGGACCGATCACCTTCCAACCCCTTGCCTCCGACATTTCCACGACTCAGATCCTGACAGGGAGACCCACCACACATCAGATCCACCTCACCTACCTGATCCGCCTTGATGCCTCTCACATCTCCAAGGTCTGCACTGTCTGGATAGTTCTTTTGCAGGACCCCCTTCGCATACGGATCGATCTCACTGGACAGATACTCTCCCACGGGAATTCCCAGACGATCCAAAGCAACCCGTGCAGCACCCAACCCATCAAACAGACTCAACACCCGCTGGGGTCTCAGGCGATTGACCCGATCCTGTGCAGCAAAGGCACGGTCTCGATCGATGTCTGCAGCATAGGCAGTCATCGGGTTGGTTGGTTCTCCCAGGATTGCCGTTAAGCGTTCCGGTGAGACCATCCCCAGAATGTCCAAGAAACTCAACTGGTCCAGCAGTCCTGGTTCACGGGTTGCCCGTATGGTAGAACCTCTGGAACCATACCGTTTTGCCATCTGTCTCCAGATAATTCGGATTACTCAGATTACCGGAAACTGCAGCAAGAATTTGCAGAAGATGCAAGTTAAATGTGTGTTAGTCCTCGTCCTCCTTGATCCGCGATGGAGTGGGTCCGACCTGCCCCTGGTACTTCCCTCGGTACGGTCTCTTGGATTGTCCATGTAGATTGTGCATCACCAGCTGGCAGATCCGCATGTTGGGCTTCAGCAGTACCGGAGCATTTGATTGGTTCACCAGTTCCAGCGTGATCTGTCCCACAAACCCTGCATCGATGAAACCTGCATTCTGCACCTGGATGCCCAATCTTCCGACACTCGATCTGCCATGCACCACGGCACACATGTGGTCTGGAATCTTGATCAGTTCATTGGTGCTGGCAAGCACAAACTTCTGTGGGTAGAGCACAAAGGTCTCAACGGGTGCCAGTTTGTGGGGGTAGTCCTCTGTGACCGTGATGTACGGGCGATCCTCCGGCAAGTGTGGGACCAGGTAGTCCTCTGCCAGAGTGAGATCCACACTGCAGGGTCCGAGATGTACATCTGAAGGGATGTAGCCAGAGTGGATCAATTCCATCAGTTTTTCGTCAGATAGGACCATAAAAATTTCCTATATATATATGGTATGAATTACTGAAGAATTTCGGGGGGATTTGGTTGGAAAAAGTTGGAACCTCAAACCACTCCTCCTACGTTCCTCCTCCTCCCTCTCTTCTTCCTCCGATACTGCCCAGATGCTCCTGCTGCTGTGCTTGCAAAGGTCAGCACCAGGGAGTCGGCAAAGTCTGTCGATCTGCCCAACCGTTTCTTGGTCTCGGCCTTACTCTCCACGATCATCTTGCCACTGCTGTTGAACGAGTATCTTGGGGCCGTCAGGTCTGCAATCAAAGAATCATCATTCGGGATCTGCACCTCTTCATTGAACCATTGCTTCGTCAAGTCCCAGAGTTCTGCACGGAGATTGGCGTATCTGTCTGCCATTGCAGGGGATTCACTGACATTGACCCCACGGGCACTGATGTCGAGTTCCCTGAGACGATCCAGCACTCCTGCCCCCAATCCAATGCTGTCCACCAGGATTTCTTCTGGAGGTTCGTCACTGCTGTGCAGGAGATCCAGCACCCGTCCAGCCAGTTCCATCAATGAGAGTTTTTTCCAGCTGTGCAGTTCCATCAGGTGTCTGCCCTGGCGGATGCAGAGGACACTGGCATCGTCTCCGTACCTCGCCACGTCCAGGCCCCAGACGACAGGGGTTCCCTCCGGTTGCTCGACTACTCGCTTTGATGCCTGCTCCACGGCATGCAGGGAAATCAGAGTGTCGTCCTCGGCAAGAGGGAACTCCCCCAGCACTCGCACTCGGAAGGCGTTCGATTCCTCTCCATACTTGATCTTCAGTTCCTCAATGAAATCCTCACTGACCAAGTCACTGTCCAGGCAGGATACCCTCCTCGTCCACCATCGGTCTCTCAACCTCGTATGCGTCTCATAAAAATACCCACTGTTCCTAGTGCCGTTGCCGATCAGCAGGACCGAGGCATTGTGAGAGGACATCGAGGAGTATGCACTGACATAGACCTGCTCTGGGATTGCACTCGCCTCATCGAAAATCAATAGAACATTCTCTGCGTGAACTCCTGCCATTGCCTCTGGGGACTCTGCACGACTGGTCCTGGCACTGATGAACGCCTCGGTGGGACTACTTGCCAACTCGATCCGGTCGGATTTCATTTCCAGCAGTGATTTGATGGGATTCGGCAACTCCTTGATCCATCTTTTTACTTCTGCGAACAAGGCATCGTACAACTGGGAGGCAGACGGTGCTGTGCAGACAATCTTGACAGGGTAGCGGGTGAGCAAGTACCAGATCATGAGCCAAGATGCACAGGAACTCTTGCCACATCCATGTCCAGAGACTACCGAGAGCAAGGATCGTTTGTCCTTGCCTACCTTCTGCAAGACCTCCCGTTGCCAGTCCTGGGGGGTCACGCCCAGCAGGTCCTCGACAAATAAATCTGGGTGTTTTTCGTAGGTCAGGATCAGTTCAGAGAGTTGCATTATTCGTCTCGTAGATCGTCAATGATGATGGCACCTTCCTCTCCCCAGATTTTCTCAATCTCCAGTTTCCAGACCGTTGAGTCCTCCTTCAGCAGTGCGTCCATCAATGCCTTGCACAAATTGTCTGCATCCGGCCTCTGCTGGTGCGGGGTTGCGACCTTCTGCAGTCTCTTCTTCTTGGACCAACTGCTGGGCATTGGCACGATGAACCTCGCACGGAAAGCATCCGGTAACTCCCAACCCTCTGCCTGACTCCGCAGTTCATCACAGAACTCACGGTACCGGATTACGACCTTTCGCTTGGCCCAGACATCTCTGCGGGTCATCCTGGGCTTGGCAACGGGGGAAATTTTAAAAATTTTTAGCATGAGATCCGACTTAGCGATTAGGTAGGGGTATGGGGGGGTCTGGTTCACCATGCATATTCTCACTGGGTTCCAACTTCCGTTCTGTCTTCTTGTAGTACTGCAACTCAAAACGAACCCCATCCACCTGGAAGATATACTGCTGTTGGCATTGGGGGTTGTCACAATCCACTTCCACAGTAGGAGAACTGTTTAACCAACCTATCCACATCCCTGCTACATCTGTTTTGTTGTCGTGCCCACAGTCAGGACAGTTGCTGTAAATACAAAGAACCTCCAAATTGCAGGGGTTGCCCTCTTCAGGATTGTTGTACCTCTGGTTCCATTCGTCTTTGGTCAGTTTCTTCATTGGTTATTCTGGGAATAGGTTGGAGAGGTAGAGGGGTGCGCCCACGCACCACCCCCTCGGTTCGACCACCCCTGGGGGGGTCTGCGAAAATTGAGCTCTGGCCCCAGATGTTGCCCTTTTTGTTGCCCTTTCCAGCCATATCCTGCTCGATCCCAGTTTTTCTGCGGTATGTCGGTTCCCACCCTCGCCACCAACTGATAAAATCTAATCGAACTCATGCCCCAGTATTTATGCGGCACAGAGCAGATAAAAGTTGTATCAGGATCGCGAGTGCGTAATGTTGTCAATCCTCCCTTTTCTCTATCTCCGCCTTGCGTTTCGCAATCTTCTTCATGGTGTCGAGATGTTCCTGCCTCATGGAATGCTCAACGTTCACCGTTTTGTTGGTTCGTTCAGCCAGCAGTTCTGGATGGTACTTCGCACAGATCCACATCCTTGCTCGTATCGAGACATCCGC